ACTGACCATAATTGCTGTCCCATTGTTACTCCTTAAATAGTTCCGACTCTATCGTCTCGGAACTTCTTACGCTCGGACAAATACTCGTCCAAACTCTCTCTTTCAGATAAGTTCTTCTTAGGTGGGTTATCCTCTTTCATAGAATCACCGCTACCCAATGAAGACTTTCTCTTCTCTTTTGCTAATTGACGACTAAGCAAGGTCTCCTTGCCAGTATTGCCAATCTTCTCCCGCTTCTTTCGCATTATTAACGCTAGTGCATCTGCTATAGCAAGTTCTTGACCGCCAGGATTACGATACTTTTCATCAGATGCAAATAACTTAAGTGCAACCTGATAAATGAGAGACTTTTGGTCAACTACATTAAGCTCTTTCTTAGACCCAGGATAAATCTCTGGTTCCTTTGGGCTAGTAAGATACTCGTATTTATTGACTACATTCTCCCATTCTTTGGCTGCTCTTTGAGCCGTCTCGATTTGACTGCGTTCTTTATCAAGATACTCTTTTCTTAAGTCTTCCTTGATGTATTTCTCTCGTTCCTTCTGAACTTCCCACATTAGGTCTTTGTCATTCTCGTCAACAGCCTTATCCCATGCTTTCTTTAACTGTTCTTCTGTATAACGCTTACCCTCTTTAGGAGCTTCAGTAGCCTTCTCAGCCCTTAACCTGTCTCTTTCCTCTTCCACAGTCCTAAGCTGAGCAGTTAACTTGTCTATCCTTTTCTGCACTCCGTCTTTATGGACAGGTTCTTCGTCTTTAAGAAGCGAGTCTATTTCCGTTTCGGTTACTATGTCATCAGATTTCTCTTCAACGGCAGGCGATTCCGTTTCCACCTCTGAAGATAGTGGTGTCTCTGTAAGAGGTTCAGCCTTAGCATCGCTTGAAGCAGCTATCTCATCTGCAATCTTATCAGATAAGCTATCAGCAGTCTCAGTTAATGGCTTACTCTCTACAGCTTCGTCTTTTCCAGCGGGTGCTACTGCCGCAGCAGTCTTTATGTCGTCCATGTTACCTTTCCAGCGTTTTGATAGGTCGCAGAACCCTTACTAGTTTTCAGCGTTTCAAGAGAATAACACGCAGAACTCTTTAAGAACTTCTTTATTACCTTCTTATCCACTTTTGGTTTTCGTATACCCAATGTCCATCTCCTAAGCTTTTACCATTACCAATTCCAGTTTGCTTAGTCCCAGCTCCACTAAAGGAATGAGACCCTTTTTTAATGAAGGATAACTCCTTCTCGAGTTCTGACTTTGCTGTCTCTCCTTCGTGGAGCCGAGCCTGATTTAATATTGAGCTACGAATAGCTGGGTCTTTACCTAATGGACCTTTAAGTTTCTTTCGTGCCGTCTCATAGAACATGCCCAGCTTTGGATGCTCGCTCATTACTTTCTCTTCTTTCCTTTTTTCTTGCTACACCCCATAAGACCCTCCCTCGTTTATCATTGGTATCGTAAATTGCTCTTTCTCAGCTTCTGCCATAACTTGTAAGGTACTCTCGGCTATCTTGATGTTCTTAACATATGAGTATAGTCTATTATGATAATCCATAAGAGCCTGAACATATCCTCTATCATATTCTCTATTACCTGTTTCTAATCCTTTAATCCACTCACCATCTTGATATACACCTGTAATGCTATGTATCATCTTATTCAACAATGGAAACCCTATCTTAACCCAGCCCTCGGTAGCTAAGGTCTCTTTCATTAACCGACCAAGTCGTGCTAACTCGTTAGCCCTTTTTCTCTTTGCGTCCAGCGGATTCTGCTCCAGCTTCACCGATAGCCTCCAATGTTCCTTGGGCTTTCGCTACATCCTGCCCAATCTTCTGTGATACCTTACCAGACGTTTTCTGTAACTCAGCATTCTGCTGAGCACCTGCCTGGAGTTGCTGTTGCATCTGTTGTAACTGAACCTGCATCTGTGCTGACTTATCTTTCATTATTTCTTTAGGGTCTGTAATGAATTGGTCTGGGTCTTTAATACCATCTTTTTCTAACCAGTCATAAACAGTATTATATAAGTCATCTGGAGTCTGTATAGTTACAACCGAAGGATTATCCGCAGGATTTAATACCTGCATACGCATAAATGCCTTCTGCGTAGCTAAGTCTTTATCTGACACCTCTAATGACCCATTGCTCTTTACTTCCATAGGAAAGTTATAAGACTCTCTTGTCACCGTCATACCATTAATATATATCGACTGCCCTAATCTCTCCTTCATTATCATAGCCATCTTAAAGTAAACCCTAGATAACACCTCATTAAAATGTAACACATCTAAGTTAGAAGGTCCAGAACTTTGGCGTATGCCTTCTTGTATCTCTCCAAGAGTCTTACCCCCACCCTTGTTAGTCGCATTCCTGAATAGTTGGTCATTCGACCCTGCGTATTCTTCAGTATATGCTTTGAGGAGTTGCAATATCCTTTCCGAAGACATGTCAACATTGTTCACCTCATTAAGTTTCTTTATCTCTGCACCTATCTGCTTAACCCCAAGCTTATCACCAGGACCAATGCGAAGATGAGCATCCATTAATTCCGAGTTCTCCTGGACTTCCCATATAGGCATATTGTTTTGCTCGTCCCTGATAAGCATGTTATTCAAAGCCCGTTCCATAGTCTCCTGATACGCTCTTATCTGTTCAGGTGTGCCTCGTGAGGCATGGTAACGGGCGTCTTTTATTTCATTATCCCACTTCTCATAATTCCATCCTTCAAACTCAAATGGAAATGAAATACGTTGAAGTAAAGATTCTTCCTCCTTACCTTCTGTTGTAGGCATATCCGCAAAGAACGTAAAGACGTGTTTTGACGCACGCTTCTGTCCTTCAGGTTTATACCAGCAACAGGTTTCGTGGATACGGAATAGTTCCTTATCTGATTGGTTGTCCTCTATCCCCTCGTTCCTTGACTTAATATGTTCTAGGTTATCTACTCCTATACCCGTAGAAATACTTTTCCTAATTCCATCCAGGTCGTGCTTTAAGAAAATCCCCTTGTCTATCTTCTCTTCCAATTGCTCTTTAGACAGGAAATACTCGTAGGTTATCCTCTGGGCTTTGTTGATATCCGTAGTGTATGGAGGTACTATTATCTTGGTAGGCAAGGGGATTTCCACATTAGGATATGAATATATCTCTTCAGTATCAAACTCTATTACTGTTTCACCACTTCTAAACTGCTTGATTATATCTTTAACAGTTTCCTTATCGTCTTCGTCTTCTAGGTCAAAACCATAACGCTCTGCCAAGAAAGTCTTAAGCTCATCATTCGAGGCACTCTTTAGCTCCTCTATTAAGTTCTCATCATACTCTTCTAGGTCAAGAACCTTGTGGACTATGCGAGAACAGAAGTCCTCTATAACCCTGAATATAGCATGACCATATTGTTTACCATTATCAGCCGCTAGGCATAACTTCCTAAACCAATCAGTACGGTTAGAGTTAAGCACCATATTCATTCCAGCTTCTGCTTCTTTAGACTGTTGTATCATCTCTGGTGTATCCTGTACCCCTTGTTCTATACCAACTACACACTTCTTCTTAGGAGCAAAAGCTGACATAACAAGTGTAGGAACAGCCTTCTTAATAAGTTTATCAGTCTCTGGCAATGGAATATCTGGTGCTCCATTATAAATAGGACTCTTCCAACGCTTAACACCTAATCGCTGGTTATTAGCCACTATCATCTTCTGCTTCCAGATTTCTCTTGCAGAATCATCGTTACGAACTGAAGTCCTTAAGTCACGCAGAAACTCCAGAAGCTTTACTCCCAGTTTCCCGGTCTCTGACTTATCCTTTACATTTACATCTAACTTCTCTTTCATTATCGGCATTAAATTACTCCAGTTTCAATTAGGTTATCATTATGGTTATTCCAGCCATAGCCACCTTGGTCTTTAAAGCTAAAAACTCCACCCTGGGAAGCTTGTCTTATAAACTCTCTATTAGGGTCTCTAAGTAAAGACGCACCCCAAAGCATAAGGATAAAAGCATCTGCTCTATCAGGACTTTGTCCTATTCTCTTTTTTACCTCGTCTTTAGGCTCTGCCATTATCTTACCATTAGACCTATGCATATACTTAGTTGCACTAAGTTGTCTAATTAAAATAGGGTCATTAAGGATAGATACATCTCCAGCCTCAAACAAATCCCTTGCATGCCATAAAAGCTGTGTCTTTAAATTAGAAAACCTCTCGTCAGTAGCCATAGACCCGCCATTGATAGCCGCAGTCTTAACCCTTGCTTCCCTTAGTAAATCAGTTACCCCTCCGCCTACTCCTGCGTCATCTACACAGGCTAGTTTAGACTTCTTAGAATTAGTTAAAGCAATAATCCTACCTGCTGTCTCCGTAGTAGATTTCTTACAAGTTATATCCTGATATAATAAACAATTCCCCTTACCAAAGTAAATAACTATTTCATCATCCCCAAATCTTGCAACATCACAACCTATAACAGGTTTATCTTGAACTACAATTTCTCTATTAATCGCCATCCTAACCCACTCCGATGGAATTATAACATCACCACCAGAAAGCTCATCCCACGAACCCTCTAAGAATCTTTGAACCCAGTCAGCGGGGTAAGACTTCCTTAACTGCTGTTCATAATCGGCTGGAAGGTAAGGATTATCTCTCGGTAAAGAAGGTATAAAAACATAATCCTCACCCCCGCCTTTTAATACAAAATCGTCTTTAAGCCAACAATCATCAGGGTTACTCGTTAAAAGCCCGAAATAAGGCGGAAACTTCCCGTTCGGTAATCTTCTCCTAAGCCTGCTCTGAAATAATAAGAAACTTTCCTTATCAACCTCACTTGCCTCGTCTATCCCGAAAAACCCTATTTCCATAGACTTAAGCTTTGAAATATTCTCCTGCTCACTTAACCCCATGTAAAGTATTTCCGACCCATTAATAAGTGTAATCCTGTTTTCCGCCTGGTTGTGATTGGCAATTAGTTCTTTCGGTAACGACTCCAACAGCGTCCTTAAGGTTGAGTTCTTAAAATCGCTTAGGTGATAACGGCAAAGCACTCCCCGATTCCCTGGATACTGCATACACAGCTCTTTAGCTTCTTCACAAAGCCACCTTGACTTACCGCCACCCATTGCTCCCCCAAACAGCTTATACCTATTCGGTGCTTTATGGGCTATGACCTGAGTCGGCGTTGGGGTATAGGGATTAATAATCTGCAATCGAACTCCGCTTCCTTATAATATACACATGCCCGTTGATTCTATAACAAACCAAGTTAGTAAGAAAAAAGTTAGATTTAGAGTGTAGAAAATTAAAAAAAAGGTTTATAATAGAAAATAAGGGGGTGGAGACTACCTCCTTTTTAAGTACTCCTTTTATACAGAATCGGCTCATGGGGTGGGGGGTGGGGTCTGAATTTCCTAACTGGTCAATGGTAAACTTACAATCATTTAGTAGTTTACATTTACATAGTCTATTAGTCATAGGTTATCATTCGTTAGTATCATCAGTGCCAAGCCCAGCGTCGAGGATAGTATTAACGCATTCTGCTTTGGCTTCTATTAACTTTACTTCGACTGGCTCGGGGATAACTTCCACTTCGGGTCGCGGTGTATTGCTAAGATATTGGACGTCTGGAGCGATACGAATTGATAAATCTTTTGGCATAACTGACTTCGCAAAATCGAGGAGTTCTTCAACCTTTACACCGTCGAGCTCGTTAATTCTTTTGTGTAATTTATTTAAAACTTTTTCACGAATTATTGGAAGAACATTCTTGCTTCCCTTTGGTCTACCCGTAGCTAATTTATGCCCCTTCTGAAAGGTCATACTATTATTTTCGCCTTGAATAATGGGTATATACTCATAATGATTTTAGGCATTTTGTGATTGATTCTCTATTTTAGTGCTATTATTCGGTATATTTATTTGGACGGGTTTAGGCTTAAATTTATGCTGTCTATATCCGCAAGTGCCTTGTTTAGCGTATCTGCAAGTCCTTTCGATTTCGAACATATAAGATTCCTTTTTACCTTTGAATTGCCGAACACAGTTTGTTGCTCCGCAGTTGAACATTAAGCTTTAACTCCGCAGGATACCATTACCGCTATGCCTATTGCTATCAATAGTAAACCTATAATCATATATATAGTTTACCATATCAATTAGTAAAAGTCCACAAGGTTGCTTAACTGGTATTGTAAACTCGGGGAGTTTTAAGGGTTTACGATTGGGGATTTATTTTAAAATAGGTATAGACAAAGTGTAAAGATGTGGTATACTATAAGTGTAGTAGATAAAGATCTTTGACAATATCGGAAGCCACAAAGCAAACGCAAGCCTTAAATCTGACCCAGGGGAAAAGGGTAAATCAATAAATCAGGGCAAGGCGATACGGAGTAAGTGGTAAGGGTAAGGCAGAAAAGGAAAAGACAATGTATAGAATACAACAGATAAAAGATATATTAGCAAAGCATCATTTTAATTTTCAAGATGCAGAACAAACAATTTCAGATATATCAGTTTTATTACCTGAAGTTGAAAAGCAAATCTCCGAACTGCAAGAGAAGCTGGAGAGCGAGAAGTCTTGCCGTCTTATAGCACAAAAAGTCGTAGCAGATAAGATTGAGCAAGTATCTCGCCGTAATATGCAGATAGCGGAGTTGAAAAAGGACAAGTATAATTTACAAGATGTATATAGCAAGCGGACAGATGATATAAACAGATTATGCAAGTTTATACAATCAAAAAACTTGCTCGATGAATACTATAATTATAATCGTTAACCAATAACACGAGCCAATAGCTCATAACCGCCATTACCCCATTCCGATATTGTCGCTTTAATGTAGCCATATAGGTTTTTTCTATATGTAGGTTATAAGCCCTAACAAATACAGAATAAAGCAAGGGAGGTGAGAGAAATGGATACGCCAAACGAAGCATTAGAACACATAGCAGAACAGATACAAAATGGATATACAAGCGGTAGAGTGGATAATTCAGATGGCACAATTACAGCGTGGTCAATAGATTATAATACATTTAAGTAAACCGCCTAAACCATAGGCAGAAGGAGAGGGATGTTATGAGTATCGGAGATAAATTAGTAGAAGCATACCACAATATAGGTATAGCAGAATTAAGGTTAAAAGTATATGGTTTAGACTATCATAATGAAATAGAGGGTATGAGAAAGTTTATTGAGAGCCGTCAGGATTGGTGCAAGGATAATATATTAAAGTCATTAGAGAAATAACACTACATAACAAGGGAGGGGATTATTTATGAAATGGGTATTCAATAAAGATTATAAAGATTATGAACAGGTAGAGTGTTTTTATTCTCTATTTGATAAACTTCATAGCGATATGGAGAAAAAAGGAACTTTCCCTTATAATAGCTTGTTTGAGGGTAAATTTGATATAGACGACAAGGCCGAAGAAAAGACTGCAATATATATGCTACAACAAAGCAAGACAGAAAAAACAAGGTTAAGTAAAATTGAAGAGCTACAAAAAGAGGGCTTTCAGGCCATTGAAAAAGGCGAAGGAATAAAGAAGTTTAAGAAGATAGTGCAAGTCGGCACGGATTATTCAAGGGCAACGATAAAGGAATTTGAAGATAGCAGGATAGTATTCAAAGACGGATATATTTATGGAATACTACCTAAAGGCCATAGCTCAAGAGGGTATCATATATGGCCTGATAGATTGAGATTTGCGAAGTAAACTAAACAC